GAGATATAAAGGTATTAGTGAGCCTTTAAAAATATTTACTTTGGAGGATATATGAAAGCACTACTTAAAAACTTAGTTGGATCAGTAGCACCAACCCTAGGTACAGCTCTAGGGGGTCCGATGGGCGGTATGGCTGCAAACATGATTGCAGATGTATTGGGTTGTAAGAACGAACCTAAAGAAATACAAAAAGCTATAGACAATGCTACACCTGAACAAATGCTTGAGCTAAAAAAAGCTGAAGCTGAGTTTGAGGTTAAGATGAAAGAACTAGAAGTAGATGTATTTAAACTAGAAGTACAAGATACACAAAATGCTAGATCAACTTTCTCTAAAGATTGGACAGCCCGAATTATAGGTATTGCTGTTATTGGTGGATTTATGGGCTATATATTTTTAGTCACCATTCAACCTCCAGAGCAAAACAGCGAGGCTTTGATTAATTTAGTTTTAGGCTATCTAGGTGGTTTAGCATCAGCTATTATTAGTTTTTACTTTGGTGCATCTAATACACCCAAGGACGACTAAAATGAATATATCAAAAGAAGGATTATCTCTAATAAAAAAGTTTGAAGGATGCGAACTTGAAGCATATCTTTGTCCAGCTGGAGTTTGGACAATTGGCTACGGACATATCAAAGATGTAAAAGAAGGCGATAAGATAAATCAAGATGAGGCTGAACATTTACTTAAAGAAGAAATGCCTGAATACGAAGGTTATATAAATAATATGGTCGAAGTACCACTAGAACAATGTCAGTTTGATTCGTTAGTATGTTGGGTGTATAACTTGGGACCAACCAATCTAAAAGAGTCTACTTTGCTTCGTATATTGAACGAAGGAGATTACGGTGGTGTGCCAGAACAAATAAAAAGATGGAATAAAGCAGGTGGCGAGGTTTTAGCAGGTTTAGTCAAAAGAAGACAAGCAGAGGCAAATTTATTTGAAGGAAAAGAGTGGGAGAAAATCTAAATGCCATATTCAAAAGTACAGTTCAAGCCAGGTATATACAGAGAAGGGACAGCGTATAGTGCCGAGAACGGTTGGTTTGATTGTAATCTAATTAGATTTAGAGAAGGCAGAGTAGAAAAATTTGGGGGTTGGCAAAAACTGTCAGATAGTACATACCTAGGAACTGCTAGAGCCTTACACAATTGGATTTCTTTAGGGGGCAACAAATATTTAGGAATTGGAACACATTTAAAGTATTACATAAAAGACGGTACGGCTTTTGCTGACGTCACCCCAATTCGCAAAACAACAACAAACGCAGCTACTTTTGCGGCCACTAATGGGTCTTCTACCGTAACGGTTACGGATGCCAGTCACGGTGCTGTAAACGGTGATTTTGTTACATTTTCAGATGCCGTCTCTTTAGGAGGTAACGTAACAGCTGCTGTACTAAATCAAGAATATCAAATAGATCTAGTGACAGGCACCAACACGTATACGATTACCGCAAAAGATACATCTGGCTCTACAGTTACAGCTAATGCAAGCGATTCAGGAAACGGCGGTTCAGCTACTGATGCAGTTTACCAAATTAATACAGGTCTTGATGTTTACGTGCAATCAACAGGATATGGTGTTGGAACGTGGGGTGCAAGTGGTTGGGGTTCAGCAACTTCATTAGGTGGTAACAATCAGCTTAGACTTTGGACACATGATAACTTTGGTGAAAACCTTATTATGAATACTAGAGGTGGCGGTATTTATCGTTGGCTTGAAAACAACGGAACAGGCACAAGAGCTGTTCAATTATCCGATATAGCTGGTGCTAATCTTGTACCAACCGTAGGATTGCAGGTAATAACCTCAGAAGTTGACAGACACCTTATTGTTTTAGGCGCAGATCCAATATCAGGCAGCGCTCGGACTGGCTCCATAGATCCGATGTTGGTTGCTTTCTCCGATCAAGAAAACGAACTTGATTTTGAACCGCAAATTACCAATACCGCTGGATCGGTAAGATTGTCTTCTGGTTCTAGTATTGTAGGTGGCGTTAAGTCCAGACAAGAAGTTGTAATCTTTACAGACACATCTGTATATTCTATGCAGTTTGTAGGCGCACCTTTAACTTTTGCCTTGAATCTCATAAATGAAGCTTCAGGACTTATAGGTCCAAAAGCAGCTATCACTTCTTCGGGCGGCGTATTCTTTATGGGATATGGTAATTTCTATTTATACAACGGTACGGTGCAGGAACTGCCTTGTAGCGTTCATAATTATGTATTTGGTGATCTTAATACAGGTCAAGCCTATAAAATACAGGCATTTACCAACAGCGAACATAATGAAGTGGGTTGGTTTTACCCTTCTTCATCAAGCGACGAAATAGACAGATATGTTATATACAACACTCAACAACAAGTTTGGTACTACGGTCAATTGACCAGAACCGTATGGTTAGACTCAGGTGTTGAATCATTTCCACAAGCCACTAACGGCGGTTACTTGTATCAACATGAAATAGGGTTTGATAACGACGGAAGCGCGATGACTAACGTGTTTGTAGAATCAGCCGATTTTGATATAGGGGATGGTGATCGGTTTACGCAAATATCTGCCTTAATACCAGATATCAAATTTTTACAAGATGATAATTCTGGTACAGTCAACGTAGTAACTAAAGTAAGAAACTTTCCAGGCGATTCTTTGACTACCGATTCTACTTCTGAAGTATCTTCAACCACTCAAAAAGTAAATTTAAGGGCAAGAGGCAGACAGGCTGTAGTACGATTTGAATCAAACGACGACGCTACCGACGATGGTAATTTATCTATTGGATGGCGTTTAGGGGACACCAGATTGGATGTTAAGACTGATGGTAGAAGATGAGCAAATTACTAGAAACTCGTCTACCTACAGAATTACAGCCTTCTGTAACTAAAGAAAACTTTAACAGATTAACCAGAATACTGGAGTTGAACCTTGGTGCGTTTGACCCGAACTCTACACCACAATTCAACGATACTGAGCTTGGTTCTTTTAAATTTAACGAAGGTGATGTAGTATGGAACACATCTATTGGAGTTTTACAGGTTTATACTGGAAACAAATGGATACAGCTTCATACTCCTAAGAATCCACAGGGGTTTGAACTGCAATCAGAACTGGGTTCTGTAACTGTCAGAAACAACGGAGCGACAAGTATAAAGGTTTGATATGCAGGCTGTAGAGAGTACAAATTCAGCGTATGAGGTAAAAAATTTACTTCTAAGCCGACCTTCTGACTGGTTTATACAAGACCAAACTTTTCAAAAAATTAAAGACTCTCAATTAGATATTGTTCGTTTCCTTAAATCAAAAGGTCAAGAAAACTTAGAAAATCTTCCTTTACATACGGTTATTGATGAACCCATCAAAGATGTATATACCGCACCCATATTCTCAGAAACATTTTGCGATATATTCAGAGACGAACTAGAAAATATAAAAAAGCACTTTAACTTTGAGCCTAATTCAGAAGAAGACACACTTAGACAAATACCAGAGATAGTTTTACAAGACCATATACCCGTACTCTACCTGTCTTTGATGAACGTGGTCAGCACCATTTTCAACCCAATATTTATGGGGCTTTGGGGCAGAGTCGTAACAGATGGAGGCATACAAATAGCCAATTACAATATAAGAGACAAACAACAAGGGGCTTGGCACCACGATGCAAGCGCAGATATCAGCGTAGTTGTACCTTTAAATACAGGTGAATACGAGGGTGGTGGAACAGAATTTCAAGGTAGAGGTGTCGTTGAACCGCTTCCTACAGGTAGCGCTTTGATGTTTCCAAGCTTTACCCACATGCACCGAGGACTGCCCGTACAGTCAGGAGATCGTTACTTATTGGTTTTTTGGTTGATTTCGCGTCCTTGTTGGGAAGATAAAAAAAACTATTTAGAAATGAATTTTATTTAACAATATCGCTAAAAACAGTAGAATTAAAGACAAATGGATAGAATAAACAGAACTGGGACAGGAATAGCAAGTTTGGGCAGAGACGAAGATCAGTTTCTAGCTCACGTTGCTTTGGGCGAGCGTGTCGTACCACCTGTTATATCAGCCGCAACTCAAGCACGTATTAACCAAGAAATGAGGGCAGCTGGCCTTGATCCAAACGAATATGCCGTTGGATCTGGTATGTCCATCAACCCGATAACAGGACTGCCTGAGTTTGGGTTTTTCAAGAAAGCTTTTAAATCAATTAAAAAGGTAGCTAAGAAAGTAGCACCAGTCGCGATGTTTATACCAGGCGTAGGATCTGCTTTAGGAGCTTTAGCTGGTGGATTAGGAACAGGTATAACAAGTTTAGTAGGCAGCATACCAGGGGTAGGCGGTGCTTTGTCTAGTGGTTTAGGCGCAGTTGGTAAAGCTATAAGTGGCGGTATAGGAAGTTTAGGAAAAATGCTTCCTGGCGGATTTGGCGAAGGTTTTCAAAACTTTACGCAATTTGCAGAAGGAACAGGATTAGGAGGTGGCGCTTTACGTGATTCACTTAGAACTGCTTTATCTGGCGGATTGGGTGGACTAACTCAAGGTGGTCCACTTTCAAGATTTTTAACACCTGGTATCAACCCCGTCGCTAACTACACACCGATGTCAGATACGATGGACGGACCCATAACAGGGTATATGGGGCCAGATGGGAAGGTAATATCTGTAGATCAATACAATAAAATGGTTGCAAATACTGGAAGTTTCTTTGGCAGAGAAACTCCCGCTTTTATAAAAGGTATTGAAGATACGTTAAAAGGACAAACAGGCCCAGGTTCTAGTAGTTTGTTTTCAGGACTGGGCAGTATGGCTGGAGGGTTCCCTGGTGGTGGATTAGGATTAGGTCTGACAGGTTTGCTTGCTAAAGCCGTATACGAAGATACAAAAAGTAGAGCTGGTGGTTTAGCTCAAACTCCTCAAGTAATGATGGATCAACTTGGTAGATACCAATTATCAAAAGAACTAGGAACTGGCGGAACAAGAGGCGAATTTGGATTGGCACCTAAACCAGCTGTTTTAGATATAGAAGGAGCTGGAAGACAGGCGTTTGCAATTGGCGGTGTAGCTGAATTGGACTTACGAGAAGGCGGAGAATCAATCGGGCCAGGTACAGGCACTTCCGATGATATACCAGCGATGTTAAGTGATGGCGAGTTTGTAATGACAGCCAAAGCGACAAGAGGAGCTGGTGCTTACGATTTAAAAAAAGGTAAGTCAGGTATTGAATTGGTTCAAGGCGGCGAACCTTCAAGAGAAAAAGGCGTAGAAAACATGCGCGAGTTAATGAATATATTTGAGGGAATGTAATGGCAGAAGCTATCAATCCAATCGTAACTAATATTGCAAGAGACGAAGTAATATCCGATCCTTTTGTTAGAGAGGCTTATTTTGGTTCTCCTGATACGCCAGGCATAATCTCTCAAGCCATAACCGCAGCTAATAGAGCTTTTGGCCAACCAGCGATACTAAGACAAACTGCTGGATTGTCTCCATTAGAACTTGCCGCCATGCAAGGAGCCTATGGTGGTTTAGGTTCATATCAACCGTATTTAGATGCCAGCACTAGAGCTTATCAAGAAGGCATGGGTATGTCTCGTAGGGCTGGACAGTTGGCGCAACCTTACTTTGCTGGCGAACAGGCTTATTTAGGAGCAGCAACCGATACGGCTAGACGTGCTGCTGGTATGCAGTTTGATCCTAGATTGACCAGACAATTCTACGATCCGTTTGAAGAAAGAGTTGTACAACAAACAATAGAGGATGTGTTCAAACGCGGAGAACTGCAAGATATAGATGCAAGGACAAGAGATATATCGCAAGGTGGTGAATCTGCTTTTGGTTCAAGAGCAAGATTAAGCGCAGACGAAAGACGAGCTGCGTTAGGCAGAGGTCTTGGTGAGGCTTTAGCGGGTATAAGAAGTCGAGGATTTGGACAAGCGCAACAGGCTGCTTTAGGGGAGTTTGGTAGACAAGCTGGAGCCAGAGAACGGTTAGCTGGTACTTTAGCTGGATTTGGAACACAATTGGGCGGCATAGGCGGCAGACGTGCTGGATTGGCAAGAACAATAGGATCAGATATCGCTGGTTACGGAGCTGGTATAGGTGGATTAGGAAGAGATGTAGTTGATTTGGGTATCAGGTCAAGAGGTGAATTGGCGGGATTAGGCGCTACAGCTAGAGGTCTTACTGACACTGCGCTTGGCAGAGAATACGAACAAGCAGTACAAACTAGGATGGCTCCAACACAAGCGGCTCAATTTGTTAGAGGATTTTTACCCACATATCAAAGCGGAAGAACACAAGTTGCTACAACTTACGGAGCGCCAGCTGATCCATTAAGTGCTGGACTTGGAACCTTTTTGAGTACGTATGCTAACTTTGCTAGACCGCAAACTACAACTTCTAGCGATCCCGCTTCAACTGCCGCTACCGCAGGCGGAGCTGCAACTCCTACTGCTTTCTACGGCAATCCATACGGACAATATAATCCTTACGCTGGTGGAGGAACTTATACAACCTAATGAATGTTTTACAACGAAAAATGTTTGCAAATGGTGATGCAGTAAATTCACCAGTTACTGATTTATCACGTTTGATAGCTAACTACGCTACGAGCGGTTTAAGTCCTTTGCAAATTTTTGAAGTGTTACAACAAGACTTTGCTCAACAAGGCATACCGATGGATGTTGGTTTACGTACCATTGAAAGAATAGCACAAGAGGTGGGTGGTCCGATGAAAGATGACCCGATGATTACGGATCCTCCCTTTGGAGGACCAAGGCCATTAACTCCTGAAAGATTAGATGAAATGGCTCAAGGGCCTTTTGACACGTCTGTAGAGATAGCTCCAGATCGTTTACCACCAGCCGACCCTTCTCTTGATCCTAGACTTGGTACTTACGCACAACAAGGTGACACACTTAATCCAGCGGCAACTCCTGATGTTGTAGATTTTTCTGAAGACTTACAAGGATTGATGGATACTGACATCACTGTAGAAGGGGATGAACAGCCAGAAAAAAAATTAGGTCCGAATGAAATCAGACTAAGTGACGGGCGTGTGATTGATTTTTCTCAAGGTATAAAAGACATACAAGAAGGTAAGGGGCAAGGCATACGTCTTTACAGAATTTATAATTCACCTGACATAGAGCGTGGAGAAAATGTAAACAAAGCGCTAGAACAGTTTATTGCAACAGATGAACCAGGTTATTTCAGAATGTTTGGAGGTGATCAAACTCTCGAAGAAAGAAGAGGAGGTACGTTTGGCCCCGAAGACTTTGGAAGTGCATTTTACGCTTTGAGTAGAGGTGCAAGAGATGTACTAGGTGAAGTGGCTGAACGGACTTTACCAGGTATAGCAGGATTCTTTGGCGGAGAGGGTGCGGCTGAAAGTACAAGAGATTTATTTGAAAAAGATCGTTTTGGGCCAGGATACATGGCTAGGGGCGGTTTGGATCCAGAAGAGGTTGATATATTGGTGCTTGGAGCAGCTGGCGGCAGAGAAACCATTGCAAAAGATTTAGAAGAAATCGGTATTACAGAAGACAAACAAACTCCTATAAAACCTGAAGTGGAAGTGTTTGAAGAAGACGTAGAAGAAGTTGAAGGAGAACCAGAATCTGTTGCAGATGCAGCGGTTGGAGAAAAACAACCAGGCGTAGAAGATCAAACAGATGCAGGAGATCAACCAGATGCAGGTGCTGGCTTACCAGGTGCTGTAGATGAAGATGTACCTCCACCACCTAAATCAAAAGAAGTTAGTTTTGCTGAGTTTACAACCAGCCCTGATTTTCTGCGTTTTGTAAGAAACATAGGTAAGGGTCTAGTTACACAAGGCGAGCTTGGTAAAGGTATTGCTTTAGGAGCGGCAGCTGCTGCAGAAGAAAGAGCGCAAGAAGAGGCACTCAAGGCAGAAAGAGAGGCAGAGCTTCTTTTAGAAATGATTGAGAAGGGACAAGTTGATGCTTTGAAACCCTCAGAGCTTAAATCTCTCAACGCGATGACAACTGAACTGAGTGACAATATAAAAAATTATGAAGGTACACAAGCTTCAATTGGAATAATGAATGATGCAATAGCGTTGTTTGAAGCAGCACTAGAAAATAATGTACCAATTACAGGCTTACCTGGTAGGATCGCTAGATTCAAAGACGAGGCTGCTGCATTTATGGGCGTTCCCAATCCTAACGTATCAGATGCGACAAGAATTAAAAATTATATAGAACAAGTCAAACAAAGAAGTATTAGGGAAATACTCAACGAATCAGGTAGAACAATATCAAACTTAGATAGAGACATTGTTGATAGGGTCTTTGGTGATTTGGATTTAACTGGTGATCCAAAAGAAATTTTGAAAAAACTTAAAAACGCCAGATCCAGCTTAGTAAAAAATAACCGCGACAAACAAAGAGCCATATCCTCAACTTACGAGATAGTGCAGAATCCTGCATATCAAGGCGTAGGCGTGAAAGCTATAACTCCTTATTCGAGCCTAATAGAAAAGATTATAAATACAGAAATAAGCGATACGTCAAAAATAGACATGAGCCAGATTATTGATATTGATCTTAGAGATTCTGACCTATTTAATTTAGGAAACTAAAATGCCTACTTTTAACTTCAGAGTAACGGACGATCTAACGGTTCCGATACAAGCAGACAATCAACAAGATGCTTTAAAAATACTGAAGGCTGAACTTGCAAAAAAAGAGGCGTCACCAGCTTTTGATGCGTACTACTTTGACTACGAAAAAGGTCTTAAAAGTAAAAAACTTAGATCGTTACTAGGTTTGGCAGAAAAACGCGATCAATCTGGAAGGGAACTTGAAAAAGAACAACTACTGCAAAACTACGTTGGCTCTCGAGGTTTTACATACAATACAAAAGGTGATTTGGCTATAACTCCAGAGGGACAAAAGACTCTTGTTGAAAAGGGTTTGTACGACGAAAACGATATTACTGATAAGAATGTTGTTATTGATGAAAGAGGTTTTAGCTCTGGAGACTTTTTAGATTTTGCTGGAGTGGTTGGTCCCGTATTTGGAGCCGTCGCGGCCTTGTCACCGCATTTGAGAGGCGTAAGTCTCCTTAAAAAACTTTTGAGAAACGATAGATTTTCCAGAATGGTGGCAGCTGGTATAGGTACTGCGGGTGGTAAAGGTGCAGAAGAAGCCTTAGAAGTACAACAAGGCTTTCAATTACAATCCGATAAGGAAGTACAAGACTTGATGGAAAATGAGTTCTTATACGGATTTTTTGGACAAGGTATAGGAGAAGCAATCGGTACGGGCTTTGCAGCCTTCTTTGGTAAAAAAGCACCTATTGAAAATGTCAGAGACGCTTACGTGGTAAGTAAAGGTTACGACATGAATGACGTGTTGAAACTAGACCAAGACCTAGGAAGACTGGCCACCGAAAAAGATATTGCCAAAGCTTTCAAAGAAGGGAAGATAACTGACTTGGGAGCCAGAGCAGCTGTATCACAACAATTCTTAGGCAGAGCAATACCAGGTAGGATGCAAGGTATTGGTGAAACTATTGCAGGTAAACAAGGGAGAGAACGTGGTTTGATTGATTATAACATGGCGATGTTGGCTCAACTGCGAAAAAAATTAGCAGACAGTAGGGCAGCCTTAGATAACGCTACAGGTATAGAGGATGCTGGTTTAGCTCAATCTGAAATAGTTGCCAGACGAGCGCAACTTGAAAAGTCTCAAAATGAAGTTACCAATTACCTCAACAAAATGATGCAAGACTTGTCTGAGCAGACAGGGGGATTTGGTCCGATTCTGCAAGCCACTGATCAAGCAGCTTTAGGTAAAAGCGTACAAGATACCATCAAAAACTCTTACAAGACTTTACAAAGCGATTTTAGAAATCAATACAATAAAATATTTGACGACCTTGACGTGTTACAAAAAACAGAATTTGATAATAAAGTCAGAGCGGATTTAAGTGAACTTAACGAATTTATCAAAAAAAGGATAAACACTGATGATCCTTTGTTGCTGGCTTTAGATGACGATATAAGTTTAAAAACAGTTTTAGGTTTGCACAAACAAATTGAAAAGGGTGCTTTTTCAGGGGGCGCAACCATAAGTCAATTAATAAAAGCAAGATCAGCTTTGGCTAACTCTAGGATCACAGCTGGCCTTAATCCAGGCGAACAAGGTCTTTTCGTTAAAGAAATATCAGACAAATTAGACGATATAATTTATAAATTACCAGACAATCTTTTAATTATTTCAGGAAAAGCTGGAGATCCTCAACTGCTAAGAAACAAAGTTGATTTGTTAAAAAAATTAAACGAAAGCTATTTCAAACAAATACAACCTTTTAATAACGCTATTGTTCAAAAAATAAAAAACAACAAAATTGATGCTGATGACGTCTACACCAACATAGTCAAAGCAAACCGATCTGGTGATATGCAAGATATCTTGAACGCGGCTGGCAAAGATACTGTAAGCGGCACAGGTTTTGGTGAAGTGACTAAAAACTATTTAAGAACGGAATTGGTTAGAAGGTTATTCAAGGATGCGGTAGATACTGCCACTGATCCAACAACGGGCGTATTTAATCCAAGTAAATACGTTGGCAACATAAAAAAATATGGAGCTACACTTAGACCTTTGCTTGGCAACAATTACGACAAGACGATGCAAGCTTTGGATACATTTAATTCTTACAGTCCAAAACTAGCACCGAAAGAAGTTTTTGAACTGGCCGATAAAATACGTGTCGTTGGGCCTGAAGTCCCTGTAGTGGGTCCCGTTAGACCTACAGATGATGTAGGCACCACTTTTCAAGATTTTGCAAACGCTCTTACTGCAAAAGCAAAAGCAAGTGACGAATTGTTACAGTTTCAACAAAACAGAGTTTTAGCAAACATAGAAAACGCATCACCTGAAGTAATAACGCAAACTATATTCAGACCTAATTCAGCTGC